GACAACCCTGCATACGATTCAACGCAACAGATGGCTCACAGCGTTTTCGATCCGGGCATTTCTTTGTCTACTCAGCAAGCGGCAAACGCCGCTATGTCTAGAGCGCTCGGCATGGACGAAGCAGAGGCGAGAGCGAGAACCTCCACAGCACTGGGAACGATGGAGCAAGACGCCGCTATTAATCTGAGCGCCCCTGCCGCACCCCCCACATCTGTAACAGGAACTGCCCCGGTTCGAGATTACAGGGGAACGCCAGCAATCACAACAGGCCCAACAGTTAGTCCAACGGTAGACGCCGTCCTTGAGGCCAAAACCAAACAGATGCGGGCTATCTCTGTGGTGCAGGGCTGGCGGGACCTTTTTGATAAATCCAAGAAGGCATGGGGCCCGTTTAAAAACTTTACCCCTGCATACAACAAAAGAACAAAGACAGCAATCGTTAAAGACCTGTATGAGAAATATGGTCCCACATTACAGGAGGTCACTAAAGAATACAGTAAGCAAGTAAACAAAGACCTTGATGAAGAGGGCGTTGGGTTTCGCGGTTTGCTCCCCGGGTACTCTGCAATTCGAGGTCTTATGGGGCTGATAGGGTTGGAGGAAGAACATACCCATCCGGCTCATCAAGCGTTGCTGGACATGATGGAAGATGCTGGTTTGATCGATAAAGATTACGGCGAGGGGCAAACGGAGGCCGCGAAACGCATTGCGTGTGAGTCGAAAGGCTACAAGTGGGATTCTGATCTGCAAGCCTGTATTAAGTCTGGTAGCGACATTTGATTCAAGTAACAAGGGTTCCTGATAAAAACTGGAAAGAACTTTCTGACAATGACCTTGGAGGTAAAAGAAAGAAGGCCGTATGCCTAGTGCGGTACGGCGGTTTTGGAGACTTAGTCCAAATCACCTCACTCTTCCCCCTGATTAAAGCGCAAGGAAAAAAACTTTGCGTAAATGTCACTGAAAACGGCGTTGACCTACTTCATAGTGATCCGTACATAGACGAACTGTTGATTCAGAACACGGACCAAGTGCCGAACCGGGAACTTGGGCCTTATTGGGAACGTCTTGGGGAGTTGTTCGATGAGTTCTACAACCTCGGCGGCGTGATTGAACAAAACCTGCTGTGTCTTCAGGGGCAGGACATATATGAGTGGCCGCATGAAAAGCGTCACAAGAAACTAAACAAGAACTATTCCGAAGCCTTACATGACGTGGCAAACGTGGGGTATAAGTTTAAGTTTAAGTTTTACCCAACGAGTTCAGAGAAAAAGTGGGTTAAGAAGCAGCGCAAGAAAATGAGGCTCGATGGGAGTTACACGATCCTCATAACACTCTCGGGCTCTTCCGTTCACAAGGCTTATCCATTTATGGATAACGTAATCGCTCGGATGCTGCTCACCAATCCCCAAGTGAAATTCGTCATGGTTGGGGACGAGACATGCCAGTTGTTGGAAAGCGGTTGGGAAAATGAAAAGCGTGTATTTCCAAGAAGTGGGAAGTGGAGTATTAGGGAGACGCTGGCGTTCGCGCAGCAATGCGACATGGTAGTTGGCCCGGAAACTGGGGTTCTTAACGCCGTAGGCACAGAAGACCTCGCAAAGGTTGTTCTGTTGTCACACTCATCCAAAGAAAACCTCACGAAGCACTGGATCAATACCACTGCAATTGAGCCAGTAGATGTCGATTGCTACCCGTGCCATAAGATGCACTACGGTTTCAAGCATTGCAATCGTGACCTACGCACAGGTGGCGCAATGTGCGCTGCGAACATAACTCCAGATGACGTTGTTGACGCCATCGAGGGCCACATAAAACTGAAATATGAATTTCCTAGAATTAGCGCAAACGGTTAGGCAAGAAGTCGGCATCTCGGGCACAGGCCCCTCAACTGTGGTCGGTCAGGAAGGCCAGTTAAAGGTTATTGTCGATTTCGTGGCCGAAGCCGACTACCAGATTCAGTCGCTTTGGCATGACTGGGATTTTTTGTGGTCCCAATACAGTTCTACACTGTCTACTGGGACAAGAGGGCCAGCAGTTGGGAAGCCTACTGATCTTGGTAATTGGGATATGCGCTCCTTTTATCTTGATTACACATCAGATGACTCCACGAACCTTGCTCCACTCAGTTATGTGGACTGGAGGGCGGACCACAGGCAGGGTACGGCGACCAACTCTACGCCTACATATGTGGTAATCCAACCAGACAGTAATGCAATAGTTGATCCCCCGCCAGATAAGGCTTACACGATAACAGCCGACTACTGGAAAACAGCCACTCGAATGGCGGCGAACACAGATGAGTCCGTTATACCAAGCCAATACCACCGAATAATTGTTGCGAGAGCGAAAACATTCTGGGCGGAAAGGGAGGAGGCCCCAGAAATTTTGGTTTCCTCTTCTGCTGAGTATCAGGACCTGCTTGACAAACTTGAGTCTCAGTCACTTCCGGGCCAGAGGGCGCGAAGATTCGGCAATGACGACTTCGATCAGGTTGTACGCCCCGTATGACTAATATCTATTCAGATTTAATCCAGAGGTCGTATATCCCCGGATCGTCCATGCGGATCAAGTACTTCCCCTTTAAGGGAGGGGAGGTCCTAACTGATCCTGCGTTGTCTCAACAGCCGGGTAGCCTATTGTTCGGAAAGAATTATGAGGTGTACCCAGAGGGTGGGTACAGGCGTATTGATGGCTTTGAAAGGTTTGACGGAAGAACCAAACCGTCAGAAAGCCTTTATTGGATTCTGGAGTTTGAAACTGGCTCCACTGCTGCCGTAGATACCAACACTATCACTGGCGCTACTTCAGGAGCCACGGCAGAACTAATCACAGACGCGGTAGTAGAAAGCGGCTCATATGCGGGTGGAGATGCTGTTGGCTACATGGCTGTCGCGCTACTGACAGGTACTTTTACCGTAGGGGAGAACATTCAAGTTAGCGCCTCGACGGTTGCAGTCGTCAAGACTGCGGAAAACGTCCTCGGCGCGACTACAGACGCTCTTGATTCTACTTACTCTCAAGCCTCTATAGAGAGGGCGAGAACTAAAATCGGAACAGTCCCGGGGTCTGGGGCAATTCGTGGCGTTTGGGTCTATAACGGCTCAACATATGCGTTCCGTGACAACGCGGGAGCAACTGAGTGCAAGATGTACAAGTCGTCCACATCAGGATGGACGGCTGTCGATCTAGGTCAATACATCAGATACAACACTGGCTCCGTCGCTGTTTCAGAAGGGGACACTGTTACTGGTGCGACCTCTGGCGCTACCGGAGTTGTCCGACGTGTAACAATCACTACCGGGGCAGTAGGAACCAGTGACGCTACGGGGGTATTTGTTCTTACGGGCGTTACGGGGACGTTTGTCTCGGCAGAAAATCTCCAAGTTAGTTCCTCTACTGTAGCGTTCTCTACAAGCGGGCTAGTGACAGTATCGCTAGTTCCCGGTGGGCGCTACGAGTTCGTTAATTACAACTTTGGCGGCTCTACCTCAACTAACCGGATGCACTGGGCAGATGGGTTTAACACAGCATTTGAGTGGGATGGAACATACGCAGTTCCATTGTTTACCGGGATGTCTGTTGATACTCCTAAACACCTAGCGGCACATAAGAACCATCTGTTTCTAGCCTTCCATAAAGGCTCCTTGCAGCACTCCTCTATCTCCAATCCTTATGGGTTTAACGTTGTAACGGGGGCGTCTGAAATTGGGACCGGCGATGAGATAACTGGGCTTCAGGTTATGCCCGGGGATGCAATGGCTGTGTTCAACCGTAATCGTATTTACATACTTTACGGAACCAGCGCTGCCGACTGGAACCTGAAAACATTTTCTGATAACTCAGGCGCTGTTGAGTGGACGATCCAGAATCTCACTGAAACGATGTTTCTGGACGATAGGGGGGTCACAACCTTCTCCGCAGTGAACGCTTACGGCGACTTTTCAATGAACGCTATAAGCAAAAAAATTAAGCCGCTTATTGACCAGAAGAAAGGCTTATCAATATCGTCAATCAGAGTAAGAAGTAAAGGCCAGTACCGAATATTTTTTACCGATGGAACGGCAATCTATGCAACGTTTTCTGGAAACAAACTTGCTGGGTTCATACGGATCGATCTTGGAAAGGTTGTGTACAACGTTTGTTCTGCTGAAGACGCATCAGGAGATGAAATCCTGTTCTTTGGTTCTGATGATGGGTACGTCTACCAGATGGATTCTGGCACCTCTTTTGATGGGTCCGCAATTGAAGCGATGTTGAGATTTTCGTATTACCACT